ACCCATTGCTGGTAAAGCATCTGGATTTCACTCATAGGAATCTCGTTGCGCTTCTTGTAGCGTTCCCTCTTAACGAACATATATTCGATATAAGCCACGATCGCTCTCAAGTAGTACTCTGGTACCAATGGAGTGTTATTTGCGTCCACAGGCATAGCGTAATAGCGTAAGATGACCCTGTCATAGCCATTGCTAGTTACGGTACTGCTAAAGATTAAGTTGCTGCCTTGCCGGCTAACAACGTAGTCCTTGTCGTAATAGGTTTGGTCGTCATTAGGGGCATTTGCCCAATAGTTTGAATCAAAGAATGGGTAGTTTACGTGCCCACTGGCCCCCTTTTGTATTGCGATAGAGTCAATGTACACGCAGTTTGTTGGAATAGCGTAAACGCCACCCGAAATTAACCCGGTGGCATTGGTAAGGCTTAAGGTTGTTAGGCCGATGTCCCTTGTGCCCTGGAACGCCCATTCGTAAAAGAGAACCCGGTACCGATCGTTCTCCATGCCCAAGGCAATCGCTGCGCTGCTGACGATCTCGTCGATGGTTACGGTGTTGTTCATTGCTCTTTAGCCTGTTCTAGGTTGGTGGATTGGTAAAGTTCTGTTTCTCGGATGGATATGCCAGCCAATTGCAGGGCTCTAAACAAAAGCTCGTTGTGGAACATCGGGTCAATCTCCGGGTTAACCGGAGTCGATATGCTGATGGGCCTTGGGAATACAACGACCTCAACAAGAAAAGTCGAATTAGTTGCTGAGGCAGAAGGGAAAAATTCAATTCGCCCAAGACTGGTTGTTCCGGTTGAACCCGACGACGGATACGAGGAAATCGTGTAAATAGCGCCCCTATTTCCCGTAGTTGCCGTATTAAAGGTCCTTAGCCCTTTGTAGACATTTGAGCCGGCAGTGATAGTCCTAACCCTTTTAGCACTGACATAATTAATTGGAGAGCCTGTGAGGGCGGATTGTACGAGGAAGTTAACAACCTTGTACACTGTTCCAGTGCCTAAAGCTGTATTAACTTGCGTGAAATCTATAACGGATCCCGAGGCGATGCCGGTAACAGTTGCTGTTCTAACAAGCGTCCCAATGCCTTGCTGAAAAGCATCCTCACGGCTGAAATCAAGCGCGTCAACATCCTTTCGGTCCTGCTTCTTGGAAGGGAATAGGATTTCGTCAACAAGGCTCAACTGAGCCGTATTGAAGAAGTTTTCCTTTTCAGTGTCCGTAAAGTAGGGCGATCCAACTTTGTCGCAAATGAGGTCAAACCTCGCACTTAGTTCTGCTGCTGTCATTGGGCGTTGCTATCCTTTGTTTAACAAATGATACTACATATAGGTTCAAACAAAAGGGGGCCGAAGCCCCCTCTGTAATAACTTGCCAAAAGTTATGCCTCCATCAATTCCAAATCAAGGTGCTGTCTTCACCAACAGTCAAAACTTGGCCGTTTGTGCCTATAGCCAAGTTCTTCCATCCGGTACCATCCCAATACTTGATGTCGCCTTTTGCGTCACCATTGCTAAAGCCAGGACCGGCAGGACCTTGCGCTCCTGTAGCGCCAGGAGGACCGACATCGCCAGGAGGGCCTGGTTCTCCATTAAGCCCTGGAATGCCCGGGTTTCCTTGTACGCCTTGGTTACCTTGTACACCTTGATTACCCTGTGGACCAGCAGGTCCCACAGGGCCTGTAGCGCCATTCTCCCCAACCACTCTGCCGGCATTGACCAATCGGCCACTGACAAAGCGCAGAATCAAATCGTTCTGCTGAATGTAGGCCGTTTCTATCTCATCAAGCTGTACTTGCGGCACAACGACTTGCGGGGTTTGAGTAGCCAAAAACTGAGCCACCCTCTCGGAAGAAGAACCTACATTTGCTGCTATTTCAACAGGACTCGCATCCGGGTATCTTTCTCGGTACCTCAAGATGCGTAGTTCTGTATCCGTAAAGGTTGATGACATTACTGCTGTGGTTTCCTAGGTCTTGTATGCTTGTTCAAATCACCCATTGACACGCTTGGTTGATCGACATGATCGAGCTCTTTGGTTTGGGCTTGTGGTTCTTGCTTTTCCGTGTCAATAAATCCGATACGGCTCTCAATCATCTCCAAGACTTCTCTTTCGTTGGTCAGTTTGCCGATCACGGAGTTATCGTCAACACCAAGCGTGTAAGAGCCAAACTTATATGTTCCATCGGAATTTGAGATGACTCCCTTATTGATAGCCGTGCGAATCAAGTGACGCAGACGAGCCTCCTTATTAGGAACGTTGTAAGCCTTAATGAATCCGTGTGGATCCCTTTCAGCATAGCTCAGTACTCCTTCAAATGCCAATGTTTCGTTCTCTTCGTCAAAGAACATACCACACAAAGACGCAACTTCGAGCAACCTCTTCCCTTTCAACTCGGAAGCAAGGGTAAGCGCCTTTGCGTTGAATAGCTTGTCTTCAATACGCTTTTGAGATTCAACCTCCGGCTGTAAACGATAGAACATGGCTTGTCCATTAAACCAAGGCGACTCCGGATTGTTTGGATGATTCTCAAGAAAATTCAACATTTCCTCGTTCGACCTGTGGACAGTAAACGGCTCATCGATGTTAAAGTGAAACCTTTTGTACTTCGTTCTCCCGTCGGGTAGAATCGTCTCAACGAGTCGGTGTACCTTTCCGTCAAGAGTCCTGTACTCTGAAAAGTGAAATGTGCTTCCATTGTTAGGCTTTAGCACAAACATCACAAAATCTTTTCTTGAAATTGCCATAGTTTAAAATTTTACACAATAACAACACTTTGATACAATAGTTCCCAAAAACAAAAGCCCCCACCTTTCGGTGAGGGCTTCTGCATTTAGTTCGCTGTTTTTAGGCAGCGTACAACAACCCGTGGTTGTTGGCGGCACGGAGCTCCACACCGATGGACGAGTAGAAGTCCACAGTGAATCCGTCCTTACCGTTGGAGCGTTCTACACCGGTTCCGCTTTCGGGGCTGGTGATACCGCTCTGAACAGTGCGCCGGAACTCGAGGCTTTGGCCAAGCAAGTCCTGCTTGTATCGCAGGTTGATCAGCGGATTGCCACGATCGTCGGTACCCATGTTCAAGAACAACATAGCTTTGTCCCAGTTGATGCCAGAATTGGCAGGGGTTGGGAAGAGAGCCTCGTTGGCGAATGGGTAGTACAACACGAAGTTTAGGATTTTGTCCATAAACTTGTACTGCGTGATGTTGATGCCAGTCATAATGCCTGCACCGGAGAACACGCCGAAGCTGATGCCGCCATTCAAGGTGTAATCGCGCAATGCAAACTGAGCGTCAGCATAGGCAGAACTACCACAAAGAACGGTGAATTCGGTTCCGGAGCTGTTCAAGCACATCAGTCGAACTTGCTCGGCAAGGTCGGTTTCCGCAATGGCAGAGGAGTAGGTTCCTACAACGCCGCTAGTTTGGATTCTTTGGATGATACCGTTACCAGCCAAACGATTCTGACCGCTTGTCGGAAACACGTTACCAGTGGTGTTGGTTGTGCTAGCCCTGGACGTCAAGATGTACATCTCGCGGTCCATCGCCATTTCCTGCATAGTTTCCATCTCGTTGATGTAGTAGTAGGACCACTCGCTGTCAGACTTCTTGACATATTTCATGTTAGAACCCTGGGTAGTGGAACACTGCACTGCACGACGCATAATGGCCAAATACTCGTTCACTTGTGTTTCTTGCCAAATACGGCCAGACGGAGAGTCTGAGTATTCGGTTTGAATGTTAAACATGTGGGCAAATCGCTGATTTGCTGCAAGGTTTGTACTCCAGTTGTTTCCATTAATGGTGAGAAGCGTAAGCGTTCCAGTGTTGGTCGTTGTATTAAGGTTACTAACCGTTACGACTGCTAAGTCACCAAACTCAAACCGAACAACGTCACCAACCAAGAGTGGCGTACCAGATGTTCCGGAAGTGGTAATGATTGCGCCGGAAAGGGAAGTTGTTCCGCTAGCGTCAACTGAAGCAATTGTGAATGGGTTGCGGAATTTTCCCTTTTCAAACCAACTGAACACGTCATTACCGACAACCGGGTTTTTGCGTCCGATGCGGTTCAACAGCGTGGTAATGGTGTACTGAGGAAAGCGATACGTAATGTAATCGCTAAAGTCGGGTTTTTGAATGTTACCGAAAACATACTGTGAGTTAACACTTCCAGCGTCAACTCGCCCGGTCACTGCTCCTGGAGCTGCGTTGGGGTTACCTGTATTAATGTAAGCCATGTCTTTTTAAAGAATTAAAGGTTTTAGAATAGAGGTTTTTCACCTTTCATAAGCCTTTCAACTTCGGATTCTACGATTGACAATGCCTTCCGTGGAGTTGTATTGACTATGTTTGTAGTCTTTGGTTTCTCCACATTGGACAGATTTTGGATTACCGATGCTTTCCCTGAGTTTTTAGCACTGCGTGTCGCATACTCAAGTACTTTGTCGAACATTTCCAATTTATAGGCGCTTTGCACCATTTTTGGAAAATCCGGCTCTCCGTTGGGCTTTAAGAAGTGCTTAATTTGAAACTCAGTCGCCTTGGCTTTGTCGTTGTAACTTGTCAGCATCTTCTCGATCCTGGCCTTGTCGTGGTCCTTGACTACAACTCGGTCAACCCGATCTACGCTGTTTATCGCCTTACGCAAACTCTCATCATAAGCTTTCTGATGTTGCTGAGCTTGCACGGCGATAGCCTGCTTCTGAGCCTCTTGTTGCACCTTAAGGTCCTTTCGTATCCTCTTCGCGTTAAGGCGAATTTGGGTCTCGTCAAGGGAGGCGATGTAATCATTAAGCTCTTCCTTTGTATCAAAGTCAGATTGCAACTCATACGACAAAAGGTCCACATCGGGAATTCCATCGTAATCGTAAGAGGAGAGACCGAGGTAACTGACCCAATCTCCACCCTGCTTCATGATTTCATTAGCCTCTCGAATCGTGTCATTGGCGAAGACAGTTTTGGAAGACTCTTTCGCTTCTTCCAATTCGCTTTTAATTTGCTTGAACTTGGCGACGAAGTCATCTTGACTTCTGATGTCTTCAAATCCGAGCTCCTCAAAAGTGCCTCGGTACTTACTGACAAAATCGTCAGGCTTTACCTCGGTGCCCTCGTCAAGATCGATGTCGAAACTAAGATCTTGGTTAGAGTTCTCATCTGCATTAACACTTTCGGGATTGCTTTCGTTTGCAGGATCTTCATTTTCTTGTTCTTGTTCTTCTCCTAAATTGACGGGATCATCTTGTTGTTGCTGTTCTTCTTGTGGAGCCGGCTGTTGATCCTCAATCCCTAAGGAATTCAAAGCCGCTTGTTCATTCTCTTGCTCTCCAACGATAGGAGGCTGGTGGCCTTCGTTTAGTTTTTGAAAGGCCAAATTCTCGAGTTCTTCTGACATAAATTATTGGGGTTTTTGTTCTTTGATGGCTTCAAGTATTAACTGAAAATTCTGCTCTTGTTCCTTCTTAAGCATATCAAGCTCGGCTTGTTGCTGCATCGTCTGGTTCTTAAGCTGTTCCCTTAACACCTGAAGTTCTCCTTTGTTCCCGGACCGCGCTTTATCTACGGCAATCTGCGTCTCAATGTCGTTGGCAGCTTGCTGTTGCTGTAGTTGCTGAGCCATTTGTGCCTGCTGTGCAGCCATCTCTTGTTGCTCGGCATTCTTCCTGTCTACAAGCGACAAGAACTTCTTAACGGCCTCTTTGGTATCCGGAGTGTACAGCAGGACCATTGCGTCAGCTAGATTCACGCTGTTTGCTTGAACGGCAGTCATCACCATATTCTCGAACTTCTGCCGGTTGTTCATAATGTCGTCAGAGTTGACCCTCACGAAGATGCCGTAGTCCTGCAATGGGATATCCTCGTCGATCTCGAGAGCGTCAATGTTTATTTGAGACATTACCGGCTCGTACTGCTCTTTGATAAATGGAAAGATAGTCTTGATGTAGTTCGCGTACTTTTGAAGTATCTCATTCTCAAATATCTCAAATGCCTTGTTCAAAGGCTGCGTGATCAAACTGCTTTGAGTCACCGCCATTTGAGAAACTCCAACCAACGAGTCAGCTTTTTGAAAACCCTGCCTAGCATCATTGATTCCGGAGATTTTGTCAATCTCCATGTCGATGTAACTAGCAAGGTTTAGATATAGCGTAATTGAGTTGGATATGCCCGTGTCAATGGTGGGGAATGGATTACCAGCTGGAGGTACGCCTTCTTGGCCGCTGCTTGTAAAGGCAATACCGGCTGTCTTGAGGTAGTACATTACATCCTGCAACTGCAAGTTGTCTGGCTTAAACCTCAAGTCATAAATGAATCCCTTACGACCAGCCGTGGACATTTCTTGCTGTATCGTGTACATGATTAGGTCTTTAAACTCCTGCAATGCAGACATCTCTTCGACCTTGGATACACCCCTAAAGTTCACATACTGAGGACAAATGATCGTGTAGCTATACTCGGCTCTAACCGGGTTGTCTACTTTGTCACGGACGATGTTGTTCATCTCGCCCCACTCCTTTACGATGTTTGAGCCAATGAGCGTGGCTTTCCGGATTGTTTCAATATTCCGCTCCTCGATTTTGGCGCCGGCTTGTTTTTCCTTGTCAGTCAGTTTTCCTTTGTCTTCTTTCCCAAGGATTTTGACGTGTTCGCCTCCATATTGGTCCACGGTTACCTTGGCTCTTACTTGACGAATATCTCGCCATTCAGCGTAAAATACCAAGCACATAAACTGGTTGTTGATCGATATGTAAGGCAAAAGAAAGTTGCTACCGTTTTGGGAGTAACCGCCCCAAAGCCAAGAGCCCTGGTCAAACCTCACTTTGTCTAATTCCTCAAGAGTCAATCCATAAGTGTCGCAAACCTCTGTTACCGGAGCATATCTCCATTCGCCAACAAAGGACGCGGTGCTAAAGCTGTCGTCAAATACATAAGGGTCAATGATGATGTACCTTGGGTCAACCCTTCGAATATGTGGCTTCCCGTAACGCAATTCGTGCTTACCTACGGCCCGGCCTGTAATAAGGATGTCTCGCCAAAACGCAAGCCTGGTTTGGACATACTTGTTTCTTTCCATCTCGTATTTCAAGATGGAGTCCATCGCCCTCTCGATCGGTTCCTTGTAGGAAGACTGCATGTACAAATCCAACTCCTCCTCGGAGTATGGAACGAAATCCGGGTCCTTAACCTGCAACAACTCACCCGATGGGTCAATCTGAGGAATGATGGACATCATAATCTTCTCAGCAATGATGCTAGAGCGCTTTTTCATCTTGCGTGACACGGCGTCACGATTCAAGGTTTTGCAACTTACATCCAGCTTTTGAACAGCCACCTCTCCCTCTAGCAAGTTAATCTTGTTGCGGATCTTGTTAAAGTTAATCCACAAAGCCGGGAGGCTCCTTCCGTTGTAGTCCTTCTGTAGAAAGTCGAATTTCTTCGAAATGTCGTAATCCCCATTGTAAAAGTTCATGCTCCTGTCCATCGCAATGTACAGGTTGGGGATGTATCCGTTGGCAACAGTTTGCCCCAAAATAGCTAAAATAGCCTGCTTGTGGTAGTCTTCGCCTTTCTTGCTATCCTCTACCCACATATTGGGGAATGTGGTCTGTATCGCTGTTGCGCTCATTTACGTTGTAGTTTGCCGTCTTTACCCATAACGTAGTCCAACCCTGCAAAAAGATTAGAATCCGTCTTTTTTCTTAACAAACGGCTTTTAGATGCAGTTCGTAAGTTAATCAAAGTTAGGCCCCAAGCATCAACCCTGTCGTACTTCCTTTTCTTGTTATTTGGGTTGTAATTACACATATCAGACAACAAATCAACGAAGTGATACTGCTCAATGTTAGCGTTTACGTCATCGTCTATTAACCCAATCATCTGATCCTTAACGAGTTCGTCCATATAGATGCCGTACTCAATAGTCGTCCCGGGGCGCATAAGCTTGCCCACCTTGCTTGGTTTCTTGGCCAAATACTTATGGAGCATCCTATCTTCGAAATAAGATATCATCCGTGCTCTGTTTCTTTCAATAAGAACCGTGCAAACATTGTATTTGCTGTAGTATTCCAGCGCTAGAGCGCATTGTTCGTAAGCCTCGTTCATGTCCTTGGGCTTGTCCGTGTACTGCATAATAGCGCCGTTTTCCACGGATTCAGAGTCGTAAGATGCGCTTTTGGCAATGAAAAAGGACAGGTCAGATCCTACGCCACCTTCTTTGGCGCCATCCGTGGGGTCACACCCGGCTGCATAGATGCAGTCCTTCTGTGGCTCCTCAATAATCATAATGGGACCATCCTCTTTAGGGATAAAGACCACGCTGTCGTTTGACTTCCGGAACAACCCACGCTTAGTCATTGAAGGGTTGTTGTCTAAATAGGCGATCCGGTTGTTAATTAGTTCCGTGTCAAAAGGGGATTCACCCACTTGGATGAACGCTTCCTCCGGTTCAAGGGGGTACTGAACAATAAAGTCGTAGTACCGGCGCATTGATTGGCGCTTCTTCTTCTCCCTTTCGTTTAAGATGTACTTGATGCCCTCAAGGACATTCTCGTTGCCAAGGTCATCGTCAATCATGAAACCGCTCCACCCGGCAGCAAAGTACCTTATGAGCCCATAGCCTTCGGCGCCATACCAGAATTCCTTTAAGTCATCTCCATTCTCGTTGGCATCCCCTGCGGTCCCTGCCAATATGGGCACACCCTTCCTGGTGATACCATTGTCATCGGCCAATGCCGGCTCGGTGTAAGACCAATTCTGCTTGAGCTGTCCAGGCATCCATTTGCCGGGCTCTTCATATACCACCAAACGCATACCGGATCCCTCAAAAGCCGTCGGCTCGGGAGATCTACCAAATATTACAGAGTTTACGCCAACCTTCTTGATATTGCCGTTTTTGTCGCGAACCTTCTTGGATAACTCCAATCTCGATGCCGAGTTGCCGGCCAATGACGTAGCGCGAAGAAAGCTGGGTAGGTTGTTGTACCCTGTCTTGAGGACGTCGTTCATAAACTTCTTCATGTCCTCCTCGGTCTTGGATGTGAAGCCAATCTCCGAATACGGATTGTGGATCGCCGTGCAGTACATAGCGTTGGCTAGGCTGTAGGACTTACCCCACCTTCGTCGACCAACCAAAATCACCCCACGACCTAAATTGCTTGGGTATAAGTCTGACTCTCCATAGAGGCAGGATTCGATTAAATTAAAGAACTCGGCATTGCATCTTCGAAACTCCGGAGATATAAGTCCACCATTTTTGGACTTCATCTTCCAAAAGTGGGTGTACATATACATCATCCCACAAATGCCGTCGTAGCCATACCTGGTGCGCCTAATCTGCTCGTTCTCCCACCTGGATTGGTCTGTTTTATTGGAGAATTCGGGGATTATTAGGTTTGTTTTTTTGTAGGTAGACCTCGTTATGTCGCCTATCTTGTCCAAGTAGTACTTGACTCTTTGATCAATGTCCGAAGACTGATTGAACAAATACTCAACCAGCTTTTGCTTCATTTGTAGAAATTATCGATGGACGACATCTCGTCTTCATCGCTAGCCGCGGATGCTTCAATGTTGAGCTCGTCGTTTATGATTAGCTCAATGGCTTTGCGCTGCTTGGTCAGTTCAATAAGCGATGAGGACAACTTCTTGATTTCGTCGGCCTCTAATTCAGCAGCATTTTTGAGCCTTTTCCGTATCTCGGTAAGGGCTGACTCCAACGCGTCCAAGGACTCCCTTTCGGGGCCAATACCTTGCAGGTCTTGGTAGGCCTGGATGTATTGGTCCATCTTCTCGGACCTTATCTCCCCAACGCTCTCAAGAGCCCGGGAATACCTCTGATCTTGCGGTAGGTTTTTGTAGGGAGACTTCCAGTCTGTGTAGAGGGCCACGAACTTGAACTCGTCCGATGTGATGCCCTTGAACTGCGGAAGGATGGAAAGGTGAGGGTTGTCATTAAAGACGTCCTCTTGACTTATCTTGAATAGCATGCACTATTAACCAAGAAAACCTAGTTCGGTTCCTTAGAATTGCTGCTCTCGGATAACTAGTGCATAGGCGGGACTTACTTTGTTTTGAGCAAAAGTGGTCCTTGTTGATTTTTTGAAATTAAGACCAGCCCCGGTAGACGCTGTTTGCTGATTAGATCCCCAAACATTTGTATTTTCTGGAACATAAGAGGCAATGTTAAACGGATCTGTGCTTCCATAAAGAAGGTTGTCGTAGATTAGCTGTAGGGCGCCTAATGATGGCAAAAACCAATCATTGTAAGTGGTTCCTTGAACTACTACACTAAAGTCTAACGCGCTAACAGAAGCGCCAACACCAGTTACCGTTGTGGCAATTAAGGTCGTATTTGCAGAGCTAAAAGTCACTCCAGTTGTTGTTGGAGCAGATATAACCCCAACGCCAGGCACAGTCGTTGTTGGAGTGCTCCAAGCAATTCCAGTACTCAACGCACCCTCATACAGCACATACGCCTTATTTGTTGACGTATCAACATGAAATATTACTCCACCAAAAGACCTATCCCCAATTTGTGGGATTCTTCCAAGGGTTGGCCAAGAAAGAACATTGATTTTGGTATTTGTTAATAGCCCGTCGGCGTTTGTAAACCCGGTTCCTTGAGTTACAACCTGAATGGACGACGCTCCCTCAGCAGCTGTAGCCCTGATTATGGGCACCGCCGAACCAGTTGGTGCGCTAACAAATACTGAAGCGTTGTTCAAAACAATGCCCGTAGGGAAGGAAAAGCCGTAAGAGCCAACTCCAGCGTAAGTCCCAGTCACTTGCGCAGTCGTTAGTCCAACATTGCTGTAGACTCCATTGACAACCGGGACATTTGTGCTAGTCTGAGTTACGTCTAGGCTAATAAAGCTAAAAGGGGAATCATTCGACCTTGATTCAGCAATAATTTCATTTTGACTCTTTAAAGTTGTAAAGTTCACTGGCGCACTAGCCGGCTGATTCATTGTCACATTTGTTGAAAAGCCACTTGTTTTTGATATCGAAGATATGTAGGAAGAGTTAACCAATACTTCTCCATTGGTCGAAGGCCATGCCGAAGAGCCGGTTCTCGTTGGGGTTCCAATAGAAATAAACTCTCCAAGACCTTGCGAAAACTTACCAGACTTGAATGACTGAATGGTGTCGTTAGACACCCTCAAGTCGCCATTCGTGAACACCACTGCCGTCTTGTTGGTCTGCGTGGTGTACATGTATACAATCTGCGATGCGTTAATCGCACAGGGAGAGTCGGGTACTCCATTGGTGCCAATGAAGTTGAAGTAGATTAGCTTTGCGCTCATGTCGTGTTAGTGCTTAGAAGCCTGGGATAATGTCTGTAAGTAGATCCGTAGAAGCCAATACTAGGTTGTCTGGTGTGTCAAGGTAAATTTCTGAAACGACCCCGGTAACACCTGCATCAATGTACCTTTGATCATTGGCGATAACTCCGGCAGATTTCAAAGTCTTAAAGGCAAAAATGCAGCCAGATGCTCCGTTCGTGGAAGAATTAAGGACTCGGTTTCCGTTAATGAAGGTTAACGGGAATGGGACTGACAGCGTCTTAATAGCGTTGCTGCCCGTCGCCCTTGTGTTTAGAGTTGCAGGCGTGCTCGTAATAGCAAACTCGTAGCACTTGCCCCTGTGCAGGTACTGAACGTTTGAAGATCCAGACGCCGTAAGGTAAGCCAAGGCGATATTTTCAATGTTGATAATGAATGCGCCTGTAGCCGTTGCAATACCAGGGACCGGTGCATCGTACTTTCCGATACCACTTACCGAGCTGGTTACCTGGGTGAGCGTGCCTGAAACGCCCGTAAGGGCTGTATAAGAGGCAGTCGTAATGGTAGCCACACGATCGGCGCCAATTTGCGCATCGTAGAACTCCACGTACCTGTTGTTCCCAGAGCCGGCATAAGCCCACTTAAAATCATCCGAGGAAATAGCTGTGATCCTTAGGGTGGTTGCGGTAACAGCTGTACCGTTATTATTCGTTACTTCTTGAAAGCGAATTGCACTTGCCATAGTTTTGTTAGTTCTGAAACATTAACAAAGCCAACTCGCCTATGGTTCACTCCGGGTCGTCCAATCCGTAGATGTCGTCAAAGTCCTCGTCCAACTCGATAATGGCGCCAAGCATCGTGAGCAACTTGTCGCAGTACTCCTCGTCCTCCCAATCGATCATGCCAAAATAGCACACAAATCCTAAGTCATCGTAGTTCGCCACAGTGAACATCTTGTTCTTCGCATCGTAATCCCTGATCTCCCCAAACTGGAAGATCGAGTACCGATCGTCATCGTGCTTGACCACCTTGTGGGTAGCACTTCGCCAATAACCAACCCCTGGATCACCATCCGAGAGCCATGACTCGTTGATGTACTCAAACCCATAGTTCCCTAAAACCTTGTCTTCAATTCCTTCTTGTCTCATTTTTCAGTATTTTATCCTTGTATTCGCTCTTCCTTAAGATCATCCGGTAAGCCCTCTCGTAGAACTCGAGGTCCTTGTCCATAAGATCTCTGTAAAGATAATAGTCTTTCCCAATTAAATACGCTCCATGGGCGATTTTAATGTCGTGGAAGTCACCCCTGCGCAATGCGAGTAGTAATCCTCCATCATCTCCACAATAACCCCCGGGTGATGGATAACCTTGCTGTTTGTCATACCCCAATAACCATGCGGCATCACAATCGTTCCATTAAGAGATCCCCGGCTAAAAACTTACTCCTATCCCCCACAAAAGCCAATTTATGGTTGATCAACCACTCCTTGCCCACCTTGACAACCAACCCATCCCTCACCAATGCTTTGAGCGACTTGTGGTAGGTCGACCTATCCGGGGCCTTCATCAACCTGATCTCACACCAGTCCTTGTATGCCTGGTAACTCAATTTAAGCTCCCTGGAGCCATTCTTTAACCTGGAGAGTACGTGCATAGCCAACTGGAATTCGGATGGCTTAAAGCCCACCAGGAGGTCTATAGCGGGCAAAAACAACTTGACAAACCTACCCCGGTCCCAAACCGTGTTCCCAACGACACTTATGCGCTCATCCGATAAAAACTGCTCCCCAGTCTCCAAATCCACCAACTCCCTCTTCCTTGAAAATCTTGCCATACCCCAAATATAACCTTAAATTAGTGAACATGTTCCCCAAAATGTGGCCAAACTAACCACATTTTTGGTTTATTTGGCCACTTTATCACTTTTTGATAGGGTAAAAAACGCTGTTTTTGATAGCGTAGAGGCACATTTTTGAAACAACAAGGATTTCCCTCTATATAAATATATAGATATGTGGATCCCCCTATCGTCATATCGTCAAACCGTCATATCGTCAACCATGTTTTGTCAAAAAAGGTGTAGCTATTCGGTTTCTATCCGTATTGTCAGCCTTCAGCTGACAATATAACTATTGAAACGTAACCGGTTACACCCTGTAACCACTCAATGTCCAACGTAAAGCTTATTACTTCCTTT